TTAGGACGAATCTTTTGTAGGACGCCGCCTTTGATTTGCGCAGCGAATGGGTAACGATCTGCCCAGATCTTCAAAGCGGACGCAGTAACCTCGTTTTTAGGAGACCACTCTTCAATGATAACCACTTCCTCGTTGTCGTAACCATCCCACCACTTGTTCAACATCTTCTGGTAGCAAATCTTTCCGTACTTGTCCCACGCCATTCTTGACTTCCCCGTTCCAGTAGACCCGTACCACCACTCGTTCGTAGTATCCCCGTCAATAACCCCTAACTGTGGTTTCCGTAGGGACTGTAGTTTTGAGTAGGTGTTGATCCAAACCCGTGGGTATTCGGACTTGATCCAAGACCAATCACCTTCTTCAGCTTTGCTAAGAATGAGAGCCCACGCTTCTTTGCCCGCTTTTCCCTTTTCAAGAGGTAGAGTACCGACTTCCACGTAATCGGAATCCTTTGTGCAGTAGTCTCGATTCTGGGTACCGTCCCCTCTGGCGCGTTCAAGGTGCACCAGAGGCAGTTGGGATTTGAGAGCTCGAAAAGTCGTAGCATCTCGAAAGTGGATGTATCCCTGGAGATGCGGAGTTCCTGACTGTCCCACCTCTCTTCCGAAGACGAGGTAGATAGCGTGCTTGCGTTCGAAGAGGCAGCGTAGTTGATCTTCGGCGTCGAGCGGGTAGTTGTTCCAGGTAAAGCAAAATCTGCGGGAGCGGGCATCGTTTTGGTTTGACATGCGTAGAATTGATCAGATTGACAAATGACACCCCCGAACTTAGTTTTTTTCCGGGTGGGGGGGAGGCTCTAGTGGAGGTGGGGCCGAGCGTAGCGAGCCCCCCGACTCTCCCGAGCGACCCCCCACGCGAGCGCAGCGAGCTTCCACTTTCGAAGAAAAATCTAGAAAGAAATGCACACATACACATTGTGTTGTGTTGTGGACCATCATTCATGGTTGCACACTGCACATAGTGCAAATTGTGCAACAGAATGTAGGTTGCACACAAAGGGTCCTAGCTAGTATTACCTAGGACCCTTATGTGTTGTGTAACAACATATATTCATTTCTATTTACCCCTCACTTCTCAATCTTCTTTCTTCCCCTCAAAATAAGATCATGGCTTTCGGTTACCGACGTCGCTCGTTCCGCCCACAACGTACTCGATACCCGTATGGTTATGGACGTACGTACCGTGATGCGGTTCGTTCAGGTGCACGTACGATGCGCCGTGCACGTCGTAACTTCCCCTCTTCGTCTGTTGGCCGCCGGACTGTGCGCCGTGGAGGTGCGCGAAGTGCCCCCGCCGGCGGAGAGAAGGTGACCGGGACTCGTCACGGTGATAAGTACATTCTCTCGCAGGCCGACCCATTCGACGAACAGGTGGATGGCGTTAAAATCCCCGATTCTAACAGCCAGCCCAGCGTTCCGATGAAGGCGGAGGACACCTTCGACTTCAATCTGAACGCAGGAGAAACAGCTCAGTGTCAGGCGTTTAATCCTTCGTGTGTTGCCACACAAGTTTATACGACGACCGCTTTGCCAACTTCTTGGAGTTGGCCAGCTGCTTTCGGAAACATTGGTAATTCCGCTAAATTGGCACAATTGCGGAGTGACCAAGAATTGTTTCGTTCTGTTGCGCATGCAGTGCGTATTACATCTGGTCTGGCTCCTACAGCTGCCACTGGGTTTGTGCACGTATGTGTATTTACCCAGGCGTTGTATAACCAGACGACTTGGGCATACCCAACTACGATTGCATTGATGCAAGCGGTTCCTGGATACAAACGTATCCCTATTGGTCGTTTAACCGCGGAAGGATTGACCGTGGTTAATCGTCCAATGGACACCACTGCTCAACGTTACGTTGACACTGATTCGCCAATTTATGGGAATGCTGGTGTCATGGAGTTCCAGACTGGCATGCAATGGGGCTCCATTGTGATTGCCATTACTGGCTGCCAGGCCAGTACCACTCCAATCTCTGTTGAAAGCATTTTGCACTTGGAATGTATTCCACGTGCAACTGCTATCAGCACTGCAACCCCAGCCGCCAAGTATAATCCAAGCGCGTTGGGCGGAGCGTCGAATGGCAATTCGGCTACGTCACCATCTGCCTTGGATAGTGAGAAGCCTCAGCGCCGATCAAGTTTCCTCAGCAACGCGTTGCGAGGAGTCGCAGCCGCAGGCGGAGGTAAGGCTCAGTCTATTGGCATGCGTTTTTCCGCATTGTTAAATGCTGGTAGAAGCGCTGCCTCCAACGTGAACATGAGTGGAGGTATTCGGAACGTTGTCTCATCGTCAGGTATGTTATTGTAGTAATGCGTATGGCCCCTCACCCTGTAGCCAAAGCTGCTGGGTGGTCCGTTGCAGGGTTTTCAAGTTTGCTGAAACGGTTATAATTAGGTAGGATCTTCCAAGAAGGCTTTGCCTAGTGCATGGTCCGTTCGATCCGCGGAAACAAAGTTTACGGGATACGATATGGACAAAGACCAAAGATTCAGTACTGCGAAGACAGGAGGATATCATTGGGCTGATGCATGGATCGATCCGTCGGTCCAGTTAGCTGGAATAAAGGATCATCCCACAATGTCCGTTGAGGACAGTTACCGTAAACAGCGTCGCTTCCAGACTGAAGCGCAAGCGTGGAAGACTCGTCAGAAAAGGAAGTTTTCTGATGAGGATGATGATTTCTAATATAGTAGTAGTTAGTGCAGATTTTGTTTTAGTAGTCTAGGGTTATTTGTTCGCTTAGTTGTAGCTACATCAAATTCCTTCCTACTTTGTTTCTTCCTTTCTTATTCTTCGAGTTCTTCATCTGCGGTCAAGTCGATGACTTCCGGACCGTGGATGGCTTCGTGGTAGTCGCCCCGGTATTGCTCGACGAGGTTTGGATTCTCACGGAGAATCTTGACCACTAGTCGGCTGAGGGCGATGTTGAGATTCTCAGCACCCTCGAGTTCCATGTGGGCCATCCCCAGTTCAATCTGGGTATGGTTCAACGTGGAGAAGAGTGACTCGCAGCGTCGTTCGAGGTTCGAGTTCAGGTGCACTGCATTTTGGTATTGACTGCGGCACTCGTAGTACATTTGAGCCCAGTGGCTGATCAGTACTTCCGTGACCGGGTGGAGATCGTTGACTTGGTTGACCTGAGGTTGACCCTTGGTAGCTTCCTGGTTGGACATCCTTGCTTTGACTTGTTCTTATGCTGGTAAATTGCAGAATGATCGGTTTGTATGGTAATGAACCATGACAAATAATTAAGTGGTATAGGAGAACGCCCCTGGTGGAACCTCACGTAACTATAGCCCGAGAGGGAGCACGTAGTAGCGGAACGAGAGAGCAAGTGGAGTGAGGCGCGATACTATACCGAGTTATTTTTGCAATGTTCATTACCATACAAACCGATCATTCTGCAATTTACCAGCATAAGAACAAGTCCAAACAAGGATGTCCTAAGGAAATAGCGAGCGTGGACCCAGGCACAACAAACGATCGAAGTCTTCAGGTCTGGCGAAGTCAGCCCAGCTCTGGGACTCAAATTGGAGAGTAGACTCAGGCTCGATACCTTGCAGTATCGTACTGAACTCCTCATCGACTTGCGAGTCGTCCACTTCCATTGCACTACCCTCTGAACTGGGAGGTTCGCCCACTACCTCGAGTGTCTTCAAGAACTCATCCGCCCTCTCTGACGCCAGTGACATCTCCGTTGGGAATTCAATCTCCTTGAAGCGACGGGCGACAGGCTCCCGATCCCTCTGATCCGGGAAGCAATCGCTTAGACGGTAGTTGGAGATCACGATGATTTTCTTAGGACGAATCTTTTGTAGGACGCCGCCTTTGATTTGCGCAGCGAATGGGTAACGATCTGCCCAGATCTTCAAAGCGGACGCAGTAACCTCGTTTTTAGGAGACCACTCTTCAATGATAA